CAGTACCAAGTAGCCTTTGTGGCAGATCAGGAAATTAATATGTTAGCATGTCTAACAGAAATTATGGTGGAGTGTACTTTCAAATGACTAAATTTACAAAAACAAAAGCACAAATGAAATCTTCAAGTTATTATCTATTTTGGGGTATAGCGACTATCGCAGTGGTTGCCGGACAAATTTATGTTGGCACTGGATATCGTAGGATGTCAGAAACTGGTGATGCAATTTCTGCTGATATTAATTTACTTGTGGAAGTTCTTACTGAACCTAGACCACTAAAAATGCCTGTGGAACGTCCTCCATATGAAATGCCCATCATAAGATGATAATAAATGAACCTGATGCTAAATGGGCTGCCGATGAATTTATACACTACTTTAAAAATTTTACATCAATAGAAGACTACTTAAGACATGTAAAAAAAGAAGTGGTTTGTAAAACTAATCAACTTAGCCCATTACAAGATGAGTTTTTTAACGAAGACATTCATCCGAATGAGATGGAGTTTGATATTAAATTTATTGGAAATAGATTTAATCATTCATTACCACAAGAACATTATAAAAATCTTTTAGCAGCAGTCTCATCTCATAATAATGAATCAAATATTCCCGGTAGAGAATTACGTTGGATGATTTTTGAAAAGAGATCACAAAAAATTGTAGGATTTATCCGGTTTGGTTCTCCTACAATTAATTCTAAACCTAGAAATATTTGGTTAGGAAAACAACCAAACTTATCAGTGTTTAATCGACATGCAGCCATGGGATTTGTTATTGTTCCATCTCAACCTTTTGGATATAATTATCTTGGTGGTAAATTACTTGCATTAATGTGTGTATCTCACTTTGCTAGAGAAACTTTAAATAAAGTTTTTGAAAAAGATATTGCACTTTTTGAAACTACTTCTTTATATGGATCAACAACATCGGCATCTCAGTATGACGGACTCAAACCTTTTTTTAGATTTAAAGGTTTAACTGAAAGTAAATTTTTACCTTTGTTACATGATGAGGTATTTCATAAATTGCATAATCACTTTACACATTTGAATAATGATACACCTCTTACTGATAACAAGGCATCTTCCAAAAAGATGAAACGACAAACTAAGATGATTGCAATAATTAAAAAGTCACTAAAAGATGAAGATAAACTTCATGAGTTTAACTCTGTGATTGATATGGCTTTTGGTCTTACGCAACGAAAAAGATTTTACATTTCAGACTATGGATATGGTAATGTTCGTGAGGTTATTAACGAAGAACATGAGAAGTTAATACCGGGCCAGAACTGGGATAAATTTCACCTTGAAAATATAATTGCTTGGTGGAAAAGAAAGGCAAGCAAGAGATATGAAAAACTTAAACAAGAAAATAGATTTAGAGATAAGGTCGAACTCTGGACAGAAGATGATGACATTCAGATTATAAGATAATGGAACTTAAAGATTGGTTGAACTCTATCAATTTTACGAAGGAGAACTTGATAGAAGAAGATCCAAGTGTGATCAAAGATTATCCTCCATATATTGTAAATCGTTGTTTATCAGGGCATCTTGATACAGTTATGTTTGCAAATGAGATGAATAAGTTTCCTAACTTAGATAAAGACCTTCAATATCATTTTTTTCTAAATACACTTAGGAAAAAGAAGAGATTTTCTCCCTGGCTCCGAAAGGATAAAGTCACGGATCTTGAAATCATCAAACAATACTATGGTTATAGTAACGAAAAAGCATTAAACGCTTTGAAAATATTAACACCTGATCAAATTAATTTTATTAAACAACGACTTGATATTGGAGGAATACGATGACGACGACCGTTGAACCAACTGTGCAATGGACTCAGGATCAAATGCTAGAGGTTGTGTTAAATGAACCAGATGATTTTTTGAAAGTTCGTGAAACACTAACCCGTATTGGAGTTGCATCAAGAAAGGAGAAAAAACTCTATCAATCTTGCCACATTCTGCATAAGCAAGGAAAATATTTTATAGTGCATTTTAAAGAATTGTTCGCCCTTGATGGAAAACATGCGAATCTTACAATCAACGATGTGCAAAGACGTAATCGCATCACTCGTTTGTTAGCTGACTGGGGACTTATCTCAATCGTTAAAGAAGAGGATTGTGTAGATATCGCACCACTCAATCAGATCAAAGTATTATCATATAAAGATAAGGGATTGTGGCAACTTGAGCAAAAATACAATATAGGAAAGAAGGGAAAAACTACAGAATCTGAATAAGTGAAAAAATTTATCTTTGATGTTGATGGCACTCTAACAGATAGTCGTCAACAAATTGATTTGTCATTTGAAGTATACATGATTAAATTCTGTTGCAAGTATGATGTTTATCTTGTTACTGGTAGTGATAGAGCAAAGACAGTAGAGCAGGTAGGTCTTGATATCTACAATCGATCGAAGAGAGTATATAACTGCTCTGGTGCAGATGTGTATGAGAAAGATCATAACGTTTATAAATCTGATTGGAAACCATCTCGTAAGTTAATTAACTTTCTAAGTGATGAATTAGACTTCAGCACATTCCCACATAAGACAGGTAATCATATTGAGCACAGGCCCGGTGGGATAAACTTTAGTATTCTTGGAAGAGGTGAAGATAGTATGAAGTATAGAAAAGAGTATGTGAAGTGGGATATCAATACCACTGAAAGAATATTGATGTCAGATAGAATTAAAAGTGAGTTTCCTGATTTGAATATTCAGATAGGTGGTCAAACTGGCCTTGATATATCTGATAGTGATAAGAGTCAGATACTCACAGATTTTAATCCAGAAGATGAAATACATTTCTTTGGAGACATGATGTTAGAGGGTCAAAATGATTATCCTTTAGCGAAAGCACTAAAAGACATGGGCGGTTATCCACATCATGTAAAAAACTGGGAGGATACCCGAACACGACTTTCTGAGTTTATGTTATAATTAGTAATGTCGCCGTAAGGGACACAATTCACACTCGCTTATTAAAGGAGAACCATGACAAACATTTATAGAGCTAAGGATTTAGCAGAACTGTTTGATAAAATAACAACAAACAGCATTGGTTTAGATAGAACCATACAGAATTTTTGGGAGAGTACAAACGTAACATACCCACCATTTAATATAATTCAAGAAAACAATCACGAATCCACTTTAGAGATTGCACTCGCAGGATTCAAAAAGAAAGAAGTTAAAGTTTACACAGAGCACGGTAAACTAATCGTTGAAGGAAGGAAAGACGAGAAGAAAGAAAATGACTATGTTCATCGTGGCATGGCTCAGAGATCATTTAAAAGAGAATGGCAACTTACCGATGATGTAGAGATCAAAGAAGTTATATTTGAAGATGGTCTTCTTTCAATCAATCTTGGAAAGATAGTTCCAGAGCATCATGCTCGTAAAGATTACCTCTAAATACAATTGAGTTCGAGATGGAACTTGGGGATCTTGACGATCCCCTTTTTTATGTTATAATATTATTGAAACTAAAAACAAATGACAGTTAAAATTCTATTACTCAAATCTGGTGAAGATGTTATTTCAGATGTGAAAGAGATGATATCACCTGACAAAAAAGTCATAGGATATTTTCTCTCTAAACCTTGTGTTGTAAAGTTGTTACCAAAAACAACAGATGGTAATAAAAGAGAAACATCAATATCGATGTATCCTTGGATGCCTCTGGCAAAAGAAAAGCAAATACCTTTACCAACTGATTGGGTAGTTACAATGGTTACACCAATTGAAAAAGTCGAAACAATGTACAAAGAGGATGTATTAAATGGAAAAACCGCCGATCAAACTGATAGTTCTGATGAATCAACAAAGGTTAGTGTCACAGATTGAAGAAATAGGTGCAGACATAGGCCAACCTGATTGCAAACTAACAGAACCATTTATTGTAGGAGATAACAATACTTTATCTCCATGGTTAGTTGATGTTACCAGTGAAAATGTTTTTATGTTATCATCTGATAAGATTCTTACTCTTACTGAACCAAAACCAACTATACTTGAGAAATACCAAAACCTTCTTAAATGAATCCACTCGCTGAATTACTTGGAATAGAAGAAGAGTTTCCAACTCAAAAGTGTAGGAGATGTGGAGTTTTAAAACCATTTAACGCTTATGAAATTAACTCTTATGGTTCACAAAGGTTCCCTCGCAAAATTTGTAAAGAATGTAGAGACACTCAACAAGATTCTAAAAAAGTTGCTATAATAAAAAAATGGGGAACTGTTAAAATAATTAGACCACCAGAGGGTACTCGTTGTGAGTGTTGCAATACTCCCATGACATATGGACAAAAAAATATGAATAGTATGTGTTTTGATCACGATCCAGTTAGGGAGGAGTTTCGAGGTTGGATATGTAAGAAGTGTAATACAGTTATAGGTTTTCTTGGAGATAATCTAGAGGGCACCAAAAAATTAGTCATGTATCTTGAGGAGAGACAATGAAATTCTATACTAATGTCCAGTTGATTGGTAATCAATTTCTGGTTCGTGGTGTTGAGAATGGGAAACGATATGAACATAGAGATGAGTTCTTTCCCACTCTCTTCGTTAGATCAAAAAAGAAAACAAAATACAAAACATTAAGTGGTGTTTCTGTTGATGCTATCAAGCCCGGAACTGTAAGAGAGTGTCGTGATTTTTTTAAAAAGTATGATGAAGTAGAAGGGTTTGAGATATATGGAAATGATCGTTATATCTATCAATACATATCTGAAAAATATCCAGA